TCTTTCATCTTTGTCAGTATTGATGTGAGCGACTTAGCTTTAAAGTTATGAGCCTCATCGCCAAAGACTGCACCAAACTGAGAAAACCATTGTTGTGGTAGTTTATATATTGACTGCCATGTAGAAACAATAATTAGTTTTTTAAGATCTAACTTTTCTTTACCAGAATATATCATATGGCAGAGTTCATCACTATCAAATGACTTATCAAATGTTGCATAGTCTTTAAAGTCAGTACACATTTGTTGAACAAGAGAAGTAGTTGGCACAATCACTAAAATCTTTTTGTCATTGTTCTCTAAGTAATATCTAATCAGTAAGTAAATAATTAATGACTTACCAGAACCAGTCGGTGATATTAACATTGATTGTTTATTTTGCAGTCCTTCTTGAACTGCGCGTATTTGATAGTCACGAGCCTTGATGACTTTACCATTAGATGCTAGTGGTATTTTATCGATAAACGACATATCAACCGTACCATCAATTGAGCCTGGGTAACCATAATAACTGTCATGTTCTACTTCAATAGAGTATTCACGACCTTCTGCATTTGCAAATTCTTGAAGATATTTAAACAGACCGCTATACAATTCACGAGTTCTTGAATCATATAACCTAATCTTGCCGTCCCACATCTTGTTCTTATATGACGGCATAAATTTATAGCCTGGCACATAAAAGGTAAAAAAGTCCGTAAGCTCATTCATAACAGAAGGAGATGCTTCTACATATAAGTATGCATGATTCTTTTTACGAACTTTTATTATATCCACTTTATCCACCAGATGTAAATTGACGCCATTTAATTATATTTGAAATACTTTGATGTTTCCATTTTAAAGTTTCCATTATTTCAGATAAAGTTTCTACTAATGTTTTAAGGTATTCAATTATACCTTGAGCCTGTTGAATATGAATATCACTATTATAGAAATAGTCCATATCGCCTTTCAATACTTTAAGACCAGATAGTGGATCATAGCCCCAACCACGAGCATCAATTTCAGTCTTTGACATTTTTCCATTATACCAAAGCCATTTATCTTTTAGTAGTACCTTAAACTCCATTTCTTTTTTCTTAAGCTGAAGTTTTGTTACAGATAACAATTCAAGGTACTTTGAATGTAACTTTGCAGATTTGATTGTCGTATCATCAAGATGCATTTCATCAATTACATTATCTTTTTTCCACATTTCTAACACATCATCTAATTTCATCATATTAAATTTTTCCAATAATTGCGTTCATCATCCATTTATTTTTTTCGTGAGCGGCTAACCTAGAAGTCATCAGGTCTGATATATCATATGCAGTAAATCGTTCTGCCTCTACATATGTTGTTTTAATCAAATCAATGACCACTTTGTTGTCGTCAACTAGATTATATATCATAGTATCAAACGAGCTATTTGGTTCGTTATCACATTCAATTTTTGAATACTGTGAAAACTCATCAAAGGACCCTGGGACTAGTGCATTAAGCGTTCTGATAGACTCTGCAATTAAATCCGTTGCATCATGAATTTCTTCATACATTTTTCCAAGAAATTTGTGGTACTGTACAAAGTCAGGCCCAGTAACATTCCAATGATACTTGTGTATTTTTAATTGATATGCATATGTCGTTGCTAACAAAACAGTCAGTGCACGTACTAATTTTTGGTTTTCCATTATATAATCCTAAAGTAAGAATATTTAAAAGTGGCCGATGCAACTAGATACTCTACATCTGCTACGGTTGAATCAAATTGTACTGCGCCTAAGTTAGTAGGATATGCATCAACGAACTTAAACTCTAGTACCGGATTGTAATGTGAACTCAATACAATCAATGATATATCTTTTGTTTTATTTGCTGTCGGCGAATCATCTACGGCAACATTATCAAATAACCAGTCGTGTACTTCTCGATAGTTCGTAAAGTCTTCATCGACCATAAACGATAACTCTAAATCAGAATATGCTATCTTATCTGCTGGAACACCAAGATTAGTAGTTCGATAGTTTACCTGAGCAAACTGAGCAGTAATATCTGGTATGGTTACACGTTGAACTGAAAACATTACGTTCTTATATTTTAGACCATCAATAGTTAGTCTAAAATTCATAGGCATTGCAAACGAAGGATTAGCTGTCAAATTTGCAGGACTGTTAAGCGTATTCGGTTTATCATATATTGGCATAGTAATTTCCTAATTTTTTATAATATTATTTATACCAGGCATAGACAGCATTGCCACAATCAAATATACGATCATATTTATTATTGAACATATTTTGTGATTCGCTAAGTGTTTTATCATAGATAGGTAATAGTGCATTTAACTTGTGTTTTTGATACTTTACCCGTGAGTAAGCCATTGTTTTTAAAGGGTTTATATAGTAGTAATTTGGGCCACTATCACTTAGACGTACAAAACCACAGTATTCATACACTTTGCCTTCACCAAACCTCAGATCTGCATATGTCACGCATGATGATGCATTTCGTGATATCATAAAATATTTGAACAACTTTGATGCTCCGCCGACAATAGTATAGTCTCCGTGACTAGTCATACGGCCACATTCATATTGATATTTTTTAGAGTATCTTGATTTGCTAAATGCAACGGCCATTACTAGTTCATTGCCATAGTATAGACCAATATGTTCTCCACCTACAAATTGGCTAAGATGATATGACTCATGAAAGTGTCTGGCAGTCTTTGTATCGATTTCTTTAATAATTGTATTACGTGCATATATACGTTTGTTAGATCCAACCTTTGTACGAATAAGATCTTTTACCTTATGTATGTCATCAGTTTCAAATACAGTAATAAGTGTGTAACCTTTTTCTTTACATGCAATATATTTGTTTCTATGGTATGAACGCGATTTGCCGCCACTAATTTCAGCATGCCAGTAAATACCACAATATTCAATTGCAAGTTTATGTTTAGTTGAAACAATGTCTAGTTCAAATGGCCCAATAATTTTACGATCATTCCGTATAAACGAATCATCAAGGCTCTGACAAAATTCAAACAGTTCAGTCTCTGCGCGTGATGACATAAGGTTTACTTCAATACCATGCTCGTTCAACCAACCAGAAACTACGTGTTTGTCGACACCATATTCCAAAGCTATTTCATATATATTATTTTTCTTATAATGCGCCTCTAAAACTTCCTTTGTTGGCCTAATCATTTCATGTCGAAGTTTTGTTTTAATAGAAGCAGTTTCGCCAAGCGAACGAATCGCAATGTCGTATTGCTTAAACCAACGGAATAGCTTTGAACGGCCAACATGATAATAAGCACATAATTGCTCGACAGAACGCATATTATAATTTTTAAGTAAATGTTCTTTTGTTGGCCGGCGGTTGTCTGACTTCAATATAATAGCCTCAGACAAAGATATTTTTGGTATATTGTATTGTGTCAGCAGTTGATTCATAATAGGTTCTGTTATGCCTAACTGACGCGCAGCCTTACGAACAGAACCTTTATATGTAACAATCGTTTGTTCCTTTGTAGGCAACACTGATATAGTTTTTGGAGCACGGCCAAAGTCTTGAAACTTTTGTGCATCAGTGCTATTGACATATATAGATTCTTTCTTGATATTGTATCGTGACAGACCCGTTTGTTCGATTGCTTCTTTTATAGAATTGTAACGTTTATCACGAAAGATGATTGGTGTAATTGAATAATTCATTGGCTTAAAATCCTGTTATGGCAATATACTATTATATATCAAATACAGAATTTCTACAATAACAAAAAGGGGAACCGAAGTTCCCCCTTATTACATACCGTTACTGCCGGTTTGATTAACCCTCGCCGAGGATGTTCTCAACCTTAAAGATACGGTAGTATTGGTTACCGCGAGCAGTACCAATGTCGTTAGCAGGTGTTGCACCAACAAATGGATTCGCAACCATGCCGTAGCGAGTTTTGAAGCCAATTTTTGGTTGGAAGTTATTTTCACCAACCGCACGAACCATCGTGAGAGGTACATATGGTGCATAGAAAATACCTGCATCATATGGCGATGCGCCACGATAACCAACAGTGATATAGTTAACTTCGGTATATGGATCAACATAAACCTTCATACCACCTTTGAGGATACCAGCAAAAGTATTGCCAGTGTCGTCAATAGCCAAGTTTGCATTAGCAGCCAAGGCCGGAGTATAATCCAACATGCCGGTTGCAGACAATGCAGTAGCAACGTCTGACGAACAGATGATGAAGTTACCTTTACCGCGACGGGTTTCACGTGCAATAACGTTTGCTTCGCGTGACAATTGAACTAACAAACCTTTGTACTTCTCAACTGACCAACGGCCATCTGCATCTGTATCAAGGTCAAACACACCAGCGCTAGTCAAATCTGACTGTTGTGAACCAAGCTTAGCGCGTGAGTTGATTGTACGAATCATTTCACGGTTAATTTCGGCCAAGATTTCAGCAGACAAAATGTTTGCTAATTCGGCTTCTGCGTCAAGACCATGTACTGCTTTCAAGTCTTGTGCCAATTCCATCGTGTATTCAGCTTTCAGGGCGCGTGACTTAGCCGTGACAGTTGCTTTCTCGATAGTGAATGACATTTCACCAAATGCATTAGTTGACGCGTCACCCAAGGCTTCTGCTTCAGCAGTAGTCATGCCGCCGCCAAAACCAAAGTTATCAGCAACACCGTCACCGCCAGTAGGAACAACGTCAGTACCAAGCGATGAAGAATCACCAGCATGAGTACCATTCTTAGCTGTAGGAGTAACACCACTGAATGAGCTTGAGCTGAAGTCACTATCTGCTTCATTGAACAATGCTTCAGTCGCATTTAGACGATTGGCATTGTCTTTGTAGCGTGACTTCATTGCAAAAATCAAACCTGTAGGACCTGACATAGGCTGGAGACCAGCAATATCATATGCTATCAAGTTAGGCATTGCGCGGCGAACCAATGAGATCAAGATAGGATCCCAGTTACTGATTGCACCAGTACCGCCTGAAGTTGCATTTGTAGGCGCAGCTTCATTCATGAACATGGCTTGGCCACGCTCTTCAGCAAGAGCCTTTTCTGTGTTTTCTAAAACGGCAGCAACTACTGCACGCTTGTACTTATCACCAATAGCTGGTGCGCTTTCGGCTTCCAAAACTGGAGCCCATTTTTCTACTAATCGTTCTGCGTTAAACATTTGTTTAATCTCCTTGGGTTATTTCTTAAGTGCGGCGAGGTATTGCTGCATCATTGGTGATACTTCAGTAGTTCTAGTATCCTCAACAATTTGTGATTCCTCTGACTGGGTTTGTACTGCACGCTTTTTAAAGTATGATTCTTTAAGAGCAAAGACTTTTACTTCAAATGCTTCTATTGATTTAAACTCAACGCCTTCAGCAAGAGCTTTTAACTTCTCGCCTTGAGCTTCAGATAAATCGCTAGCAGCTTCATCAATTACTGACTGACGAGCATAAAGCTTTACTGCTTCTGAAAGATCAATATTGTCCTGAACAGCAGTATTCAATTGCTCTTCAAGTTCAGTGATCTTGTTGGCTAAACCGTCGACCAAATCAACCTTCTCTGTAGGAACATGAATGTAATGCTCATTAAATACGCTATGTAAGGCAGAAATAAATGATTCAGCGATTTCGGTACGAAGACCGCCTTCGACCGCTAATTTATTTTCTTCCATCCATGATTGAACAACATAACCTAAGTAACCATCAACTTTCTCGACCAATTGTGATTCGATACGAGAAACTTCTTCTGATAGCTCTTCTGTATATCGCTCTTCCAAACGCTCAACGTGTTCATTAAGTTTTGACGACAGGGCTGCTTCAAAAATAATTTCAGCCTTCTCTTTAAAACCTTCTGACAATGTTGCTTCTGATTCGACCAGTGCAGCTAAGTCTTCATCAAATGCGCCTTGGATAGATTCCTTAGCCATGACTGCTTCTTTTGCTTTAATGCCAGCTTTTTCCATACCTTGTGAGTTGGATTTATCGCCCTTCCGTAAAGGCTGACGCTTTGATGTACTGATAGCAGCTGCTACAGATTTAACAGCATCTTGAGGTGCTGTTTCTGGATTATACCCTTCTTCTACTTCTTCGATCTCTTCCGAAATTCCCTCATTAGAATCTTCAACATATTCATAGAGTTCATCTTGGAGATCGTCATGTTTTTTATTCATGAAATATTACTCCTGTGAGTTAAAGTTTCGAGAGGAAATTTTTAAAGGCGCGTATCTGCAACTCATGTAAGTTTTTAGACGATGCTTTTTTAATTTCTGTCTCATACTGTTCAAATACTTGAGGTGTAACAATGTTATTATTACAAATCCATTCGCCATTCTCTAAGATCCATTCTACACCTTCCATGATCCCATTTACATAGGCTCTTGGTGCACTTGGATCTTGGACAATGTCAATGGTTGCTAACATAAAGTCAGGCTTAACATATGCTACGCCTTGTCTTTGCTCAAGACTACCCATACCACGACTTGAGACACCAAGTTGAACACCACCTTCAAGAAGACCGCGAGCGATTCTTCCCATAGGAGTATCTAATATTAGTGCCTTACCCATTACATCATTGCCTTCCCAACGAAGTTCAGTGATGCGATGCGATACTTTGTCTAGATTAATCGTTGGGCTATCTGGGTGATTAAGTTCACCGACAGCGCGATTCCTAGATACTTGTTCTGTTTGATATTTGTGTACAGCAGCTTCAAGAACAGGCTTAGTATAAATTCTGCCATTGCGGTTCTTTTGTTCTGCTTGCATAAACACGCCTTCAATAAGGCTTTTCTTTTTACCAGTCTTAACATCTTCAACGATGCTGTACTGGACTTCTTCTATATTTTCTGTTATTAACTTCATGCTGGATAACTTACCGATGTTAATTTAACTTCAGCATTACCAGCAAACACCTTTGATGTTTTTGATTTATCAAGTAACATAACTTCTAAAGGTAATAGAGTAAATGAACCAATAGTTGTACCATTAGCATCGACAAGAGTAACAAGATATGCAGTTGTAGCAGATGTATTTGCTGTCCTGACTACATTTGCTGTTGACACAACACTAGCAGTACCAACTGTTGTTGGAGCTGCAATTTCAACACTTAGCGGCATATATCTTTTGCTCATTTATTATCCAATAGACTAACAAAGTCTTTTATACCTTGAACCGCATCTTTTTCAGACTTAAACGAATCAAGGCGATCTTTATCTAAATAGGCAACAAACCTATTGCCTTCTTGTTTGATAACTGCAACAAATTTTTTAATCTTAAAAGTCTTTACTTCTGCAGATTTATTTGCTGCAGCTTCATTAATGGTTTTTCTAAAACTTTTAAAGTTAATCATTTGTGTTATCGAATTCTTATTTTCTTAAATTTGATGATGCTTGTTTTAACCCAGCAGTTCTTTTAGCAATTTGTTGTTTAACTGCTTTATGACCTGGGCCGCCTGCACCGCCAAATTCTCTATAAGACTCTTCTTCGCTTCCACGCATGCTTTTGTCGCTACGAGCCTTTTTAACATAAGACCTAAGAGTCTTCTTTGACAGCTCATCAATTGATTCATAATCTTCTGATACCATAAAGTCTTCAAGCTCTTCTAAAGAGTAGTCAGACAAATCAAATTCTTCGTCCATACCAGTCATTGATTGACCAACACGAACCTTTTCGCCTTCAAGCGCATCATCAATTCTTGACTGCATAATACTTGTAAATGCATTTTTAGCATCTGCCATATTACCAGTAGCAATACTGTTGATTAAATCGTTAGTTGTAGCTGACATAATAAACTCCTTTGTATTATTTATAAAAAAT